AACCAGAAGTTCCTGGCAGACGGTTCGCCCGACCCCAACATCGAGTCGACCGAGTACGTTCACCCAGACAAGTACACACCCCAGTTCTGCCTGCGTGCCCATGGACTCCGGGAGCTCGGGATGACACTCGATGATCTAGCAAAAGCAATGGGAGTATCACGCGGATCAATCACATACATATTGGCAAAGGGTCACGAAGCCTTCCTTGAGTCAGAACGAATCAAACACAACTCTAAATCAGAATGAACAACCCAACAGCAGCAATTGATATGAAGGATCCATTCATCTACGCGCAACAGGCAAAGGCCGTAGTGCACGAGCCAACCACTGCAGGCACAAGGCCCTCAATCCATGTCAGCCTCTATGCTTACGGCGGTATCAGCGCAGCCTGCCTGATGTCCTGGGTAGACCTGACGGCCACGTTCGCCCGTTCAGACAGGCAGACCGATCTGCGCACGATCCGGGAGGATGCCCTGATATCCCGCAGCCGTTGCCGTGCAACCAAGTGGTTCCTCGACAGCGGCAAGGATGTCTGGATTCAACTGGACCACGACATTGAGTTCACCGCGGCCGACGTCATCCGCATGGCCGAGCTGGCCCATGAACACCAGGCAACCGTCTGCATCCCCTACTCATGCCGCTCACTGCCCGCCAGGCCGGCCCTGCGTCCCAAGGCGGAGCACCTGCAGGCCCTCAAGCATCAGGTGAATGACGCTGAGTGCGCAGCGGAGCTGGTGCCCATCACCATGTTCGCATCGGGATGCCTCGCAATCCCCCGTAAATGCCTTCTGGCGACACTTGATACGCTGGAAGGGTCAGGAGTGCAGAGCCCATACAGGATCGACTGGTGCGAGGATGTGCGCGTCGAACGCTTCCCGACCCTGTGGATGCCACTGGCCATGGAATCCATGCCCGGCAAACTCGAGTATCTCAGTGAGGATTACGCTGCCGCAGTCAGGATGACCCTGGCCGGAGTGAAGCACCTCTCGATGAAGCCCCGTAAGCAACTCAACCACTGGGGAGAGTTCCCCTTTAGCTTTGCGCCTTATGCCGGGTGATAATTCAAAGAAGAGGCCGAGTCTTAGAGATGTTGGGGCTGCTGCTGGAGTTAATCACCAGTATGCGCAAAGAGTGCTTTCCGGGAAAACCAACGTCCCAGCAGGAGTCAAAGACAAGGTCCTGAAGGCCGCTCAAGAGCTTGGATACATGAAATCCGAGCACCCAGGTCAACATTTCAACTCTAAGCTCACCCAAGAGCGTGCTGATGCAGTCGTTGAAGGTATCATTGAGAACAAGTCACTGGAGAAGATCGCGGAAGCCACTGGGTTGTCTCCGCATACAGCGTTTAAACTGATCCGTGGGGTCAAGGTGCCGGTGGATTACCCCGAAACTGAAGAGGAATGGCGCAAGGATGTGACCGGATTCCTGGAGGTTGCGATCTGGAAAGGCACCAAGCGATTGGCTGAATCCTCTATTATGTTGATCGATGATCGCACCTTACCCATCAGCGTGGGTGTGCTAACGGACAAATTGGCGGTAATTCGCGGGCAACCCACCAGTATTCACCTAGCCATGACGGCCTCTGTGAGCCACCGCGACCTGATGAAGGACCTGAAAGAGCGCAATGTGACCCCCGTGAACGACGAGCAGACGCCCGACCTGGTTTAGGTAGTGGCCCAAAATGTCCTACCCCTACCGCGGAAGCGTCATCGAAAACCACGACTTCAGGCCTGTTTCAGCGTTTTCTTGCACAATAGCAGTTATATTCACTTCGCAACGCAAACACGCAGCAAACCCCTGCAAACATTGATCGAAACGCACTTTTGCCCCACTCGGCAGACCCAGTGTCCTACCCCGTTACACAAGGCAGACACCAGGCCGCCCGGGCCCCCGGGGGAGGGGGTCGGGCAATCCGCGGCGACGGTAAAAGTCGACGGGTTCTCCAAAGCGAAAAATATTGATAAATGAGCCAACCTCTCTGCCTCACCTGCTCCAAGCCCTTCGAGATCATCAAGCAGCGCGAAGGCCCCAAGCAGAAACGCTTCTGCACCGAGGCCTGCAACACCGCTTGGTGGAACGAGCAACCGCAGCACCCCGTCATCCCCAAGGTCGACGCCTCGCACCCCCGCGCCCTCGAGCTCAAGCAGAAGCGCACCCAGCTCGTGTTGCTCGAGAAGGCCGACCCCTACACCTACGGCTACATCCCGGACCACTGGGAGATCGCCAACACCGAGTATTTGCTCACCCAGGAACTGCTGATCTCCGGCGGCAACCGCGCCGGTAAAACCCTCTGGGCCGCCCGCCGCGTGGTTCAAACCCTCCTCGAGAAGGAGAACGCATCGGTTCTCTGCTGCCACACCTCCCACGCCACCTCGGTCACCGTGCAACAGCCCGCGATCTACAACTACCTGCCCGTCGCACTCCGGGCGACCAAGAAGGGCCGCATCCACTACCTGAACTACAGCCGCAAGAACGGCTTCACCGACGGCTCATTCATCCTACCCAACGGCTCCCGCTGCGACTTCCTGAACTACACTCAGTCGGAGAACACCATCGAGGGCCGCGAGGCCGACATGATCTGGTGCGACGAGCTCGTGCCCCAATCCTGGGTGGACACACTGCGCTACCGTCTGATCACCCGCCGCGGCAAGCTCCTCGTGACCCAGACTCCCCTCGAAGGCGTTGCCTCGGTCTACAAGGAGTTCACCGCCGGCTCCGCAATCACCCGCTTTGACGACGCCGAGCTCATCAAAGGCAAGCAGGCGCTGCCCACCTGGCCCATGGGTAAGTCCGCCCGCACCATGGTGCAGCCCCAGACCAACCGGCGCACCGTGTTCTTCTTCTCGGAAGACAACCCGTACAACCCCTTCGACGAGATGAAGTCCAAACTGGTCACCTCGCCCATGGGCCAGATCCTGACCCGGGCCTACGGCTGGGCCTCGGACAACATCGGCAAGGCCTTCGCCCGTTTCCGCCCTGATATCCACTGCATCCCGGCCTCCAAAGTGCCACCCGGCGGCACGCTGTACATGGTCTGCGACCCTGCCGGAGCCCGCAATTGGTTCTGCCTGTGGCTCCTAGTCTACGAAGACGGCAAGCGCATCGTTGTCCGCGAATTCCCGGACTTCAGCAACTACGGCGAGTGGGCGCTGCCCTCCGAAAAGCCCGACGGCAAGTTCGGTCCCGCCCAGACCCTAGACGCCGGCCGTTCCATCTCCGAGTACCGCAAGCTCTTCCGCCAGATTGAGTCCGACCTCGGCTACGGCGAGCCCGTCATGCGCCTGATCGACCCCAAGGCCGGAGGTTCTCCCGCGCTCTCCGAGGCCGGCGGCACGACCCTCATCGACCTCCTGGCCGAATCCGACGACCCCACCGACGATGGCATGGCCTTCATTCCCGCACCCGGCGTGCCTGTCGACCAGCGCACATCCGCCATCAACAGCCTCCTCTCCTACGACGCCACCCAACCTCTCACCGCGCTTAACGAGCCCTCCCTCTACATCACCGACACCTGCACCAACCTTACCTACGCACTCTCCGAGCACACCGGCCGCGACGGGCAGAAGGGCTGCACCAAAGATCCCATCGACTGCCTGGGGATGCTTTTGGTCTCAAGTCTTGCGTTCGTAGGCCGCGGGGGCTTTGATTGTCGCGGCGGCGGCGGATACTAAACCATTTCACTATGCAAGGAGATTCCTACAAGCAAGCAACCGACGTGATGGCACGGGTCGGCGACGAGCCCAATGTACCGGCATTGACCGAGGAGCTGCGGCGCTCGGCCACCGACTACGGCGTCTTCGCCCGGGTCGAGAATGCCGAGAATGTGCGCTACTGCCGCTGGCCTGGGCAGACCGACGACGGCAAGAAGAACAACGATGCCAACCGCAACAAGCCGGCCTTCCCCTGGGACGGTGCCTCCGACACGCGCATCCCGTTGGCCGACGAGGTGATCAACGGCCTCGTCGACCTCTGTTCCACGTCCTTCTGGCGCTCGATGCTCCGCGTGTCGCCCACCAACATCAGCCAGCTCGACCAGGCGGTCACCGCGCACAACCTGATGGACTGGACGGTCAACTCCCGGATGTACAACGACCTGACCCGCGAGGTCGAACTACTCTCGCAGTACCTCTGGACCTACGGCTGGGCCGGCGTCCATGTCACCTGGCAGCAGGAGATGGGTCAAAAGGAGCAGTACCTGACCATGGACCAGATCATGGCCTTGGCAGCCCAGTCGCCCGAGGGCTCCATCCTGGCCGACCTGCCCAATCTCATCGCCAACCCAGAGGCCGACGACCAATCCGCGGAGCTCCTGCTCGCCGCCTTCCCCAACCTGCGTAAGCGCCGGGCGCTCAAGGCCATCCGCGACCTGCGCACCGAGGGCGAGTGCGACTTCCCTGTCCCCACCATGGTCAGCAATAAGCCCATGGTCGCTGCCCTGGCACCCTACGACGAGCTGGTCTTCCCGCCCGAGACCACCGATATCCAGTCCGCCCGTGTTGTCTTCCGCCGCTACTACATGACCGAGGCCCAGCTTCTGAACAAGGTCGAGACCGAGGACTGGGACGCCGAGTGGGCTCAAGAAGCCATTAACACGATGGGCCGTTTCTCGGATTACTCCGCCTACACCTACGCAGCCGTCGGCCTTGCCGAGAACTCCATCCTCGACCGCGAAAACCTGATCGAAGTGGTCTACGCATACCAAAAGTCTATCGACTCCGATGGTATCCCGGGCGTGTTCTACACCGTCTTCAGCCCCCAGGTCGGCGACAAGTGGGGCTACTTCGACCTGCTGGACTACACGCACGGCCAGTATCCTTTTGTTATCTGGCGCTCCGAGCTCATCCACCGCCAGATCACCGAGAGCCGCGGCGTGCCTGAGGTCTGTTCCACCTGGCAGCACGAGGTCAAGGCCCAGCGCGACTCGATCTTCGACTACACGTCCCTCGCCACGCTCCCGCCCATCGAGGTCCCCAAAACCCGCGGCGGCAACCTGAAGATCGGTCCCGCTATCCAGATCCCAGTGCTGCGCCGCGGCGAGATCGGCTTCCTGGCACCACCCGCCCGCGAGCCCGGTGTTGCCTTTCAACTGATCGCGGCCATCGAGGCCCAGACCGACCGCTACTTCGGCCGCCCGACCGAGAAGGTCCCGCCGGTCATCACCCAGATGCGCCAGCAGCGCCTGATCAACAACTGGCTGCACGGCTGGACCGAGGCCTTCCGCCAGGTCCTATCCCTCACGCTCCAATACGTCGGCCCCGCCGAGATCCAGCGCATCACGGCCTCGGCCACCCCGCTGCCTCCCGACATTCAGGACTTCGACGTGATGCTCAAATTCGACATCCGCGAGCTGTCCACCGACCTCGTGACCGAGAAGCTCAAGGCCATCAGTACCCTCGTCCTGCCCCTCGACACCGCCGGCGTCATCGACCGTGCCAAGCTCATCAGTGTCGCCCTCCGAGCCATCGACCCCAACCTCGCCAGCGAACTCGTCATGCAGCAGGGACCGGCCGCGCAGAAGATGTTCAACGAGACCAACGACGAGATCGCGCTCATGTCGCTCGGCAATCCTCCCCAGCTCCGGGAGAACGACCCCACCGCGCCCATGCGCCTGCAATTCAGCCAACAGGTCCTGCAATCCAACCCGAAATATCAGGCCCAGCTCCAGCAGGACCCGCTCTTTCAGGCCAACCTGCAGAAGTACATTGAGAACCTGCAGTTCAGCGTCCAACAGCAGCAGAACGCCATCACCGGCCGACTTGGAGTCCAATGAAATTGACCGACGAACAACTCTCGGAGGCCCTTTCCGTGTCCGAGGATCACCCGGTGCTCAAGGCCATGGGCCAACTCATCGACGACACGCTGCGGGACGAGGTGCTCAACGCCCTCCTCCCATCACTTTCCGCAGAGGACCGTGCCTACAACTCAGGCCGGGCAGCCGCGATCAAGGATCTCATCGCACAAATCAGTGCGTTAAGAAATGGGAGGGGATTGACTTCTGGTCAATTCTAGACTCTCACTCAAACAACGGCTTCTTGGTTGGCCTTAAACAACCCTGGCGCAGCATACCCGGCTTGCAGGGTCTAAAAGCATGGACATCCCGACGAATACACAGGAAGCGAAACCTGCCCAAAACACGGCACAGCCCCCAATCAACCCGATGCAGTTCGACGAATCGGCGTTGGCGAAGCTACTGAAGACACGATTCAGCGGGGAGGAAGAGAAGGCATCAGCCGTCGAGCGACAAGTGCCGGAGCCGGAAGCCACTTCCGTGGACGATCAGGCCGAGGATGCGGAGCCGACCGCAGAACAAACGGACGCCCAGGCCGAGTCGCCTGAGCAGGAGGTTCTTTCCGAGACCGAAGAGAACAGCGACGAGGATTCGCTGGGCTACCGCAAACGCATCGACAAGCTCACGCGCCAGAAGAAAGAGGCGCTGGAGAAGGCCGAGGCGCTCGAGCGGGAGCTCAATGACGCCAAGACCAAGCTGGAGCAGACCAACGACAGGCCGACCGCGGTGCAGTCCGCTGCAGACCCGTTTGCCGATGTCTGGGAAGTGTCGAAGCTCAACGATGAGTGGAGCAAGGCCCGGAATCTGAAACGGTGGTGCGAGGACAACATCGACGGCTGCGAAGTAGAGGGCAAGGAGTACAGCGCGGAGGACGTGAAGCAGATCAAGCGGCGTGTAGAAGACGCCATCGACCTGCACATACCGACCCGCGCCCGCTTCCTGCAGAACTACCAGCAGATCAAGCCCATCGCCGAGACGCTCTACCCATGGTGGAAAGACCGTTCAGCTACCGAGTACACCGAGGCGCAGGCCGTCCTGCGGCAACTGCCGCAGATTGCCTCACTGCCGGAGTACCAGGTGCTGGTCGGTGACTTCATTGCCGGGCGCAAGCTGCGCCTGGAGAAGGAGTCCGCCAAGGGCAAGCCGTCTGCCACCCGCCCACTGGCCAAGGCACCCAGTCAGCCCGGTCGACCCACCGCAATCCCTGCAAAGAAGGATGCGGCCAAGGTCGGCCTGGACAACGCCAAGTCGCAGTTCCGAAAGTCCGGGACGACCACCGAATTAGCCCAAGTACTCAAAAGGATGCTCTAAACCATGCCCCTACTCCAAGAAAATCAGGCCGGCACTGTGCCATTGGCCTCTACCTCCGCCGTCCGCGAAGACTTGGCGGACTACATCGCCATCGTCGACGCTAAGTCGACCCCGTTCGTATCCATGGCCCCGAAGGGCAAGGACATCGGGAATATGCAGTTCAGTTGGCAGGTCGACAATTACGGTGACCCTCAGTTGCAGGGTGTTGTCGACGGTGCTGACGTGACTGTCTCCAGCGCGGCCAACCCGGTGCAGAACCGGACCCGCCTGAACAACTACGGTCAGGTGTTCCGCCGCGACCTGCGTATCGGCTTTATCGCTGAGACCCAGAACGTCGCTGGTGTGACGGATGAGCTTGCAAACGGCATTGCCAAGACCCTCGTTTTGATTAAACGGGATATGGAAGCGACCTTCATGTGCACCAATCAGGCTGCGCAGACTGAGGTCAGCACTGCCAATCCGTATCTGACCGGCTCGCTCGGTAACTGGTTGAACAACACCAACGCCTCCAACATCGGCGCGTGCGCTTCGGGTTCGCCCTTCCTGCCGGCCTCCGGCGCTATCGACACTACTGCTGCCGCTTCGTTCACCGAGGCGACCGCTCAGAACGTGCTGACCGCTATCTACAGCGCCACCGGCACCTTCCGCGACTACGATTGTATCCTGGGCACCACGCTCAAGCGTGCGTTCACCAACCTCACGGCCTCGGGCACGACCCAGGTTGTCAACGCCAACGCCATCGCTGCCACCTCGGTGCGCACGTTCAACCAGGATCTGTCGAGCGACACGTTCAAGTCGTCCATTGATCTGTTCGAAGGCGACTTCGGCCGGCTAATTTTACATCCCACGACCTTTTTGGGAGGTAAAAACGGCACTGCCTTGTCTGCTCAGGCCACCAAGGGCTACGTCATCCCCATGGACATGGTCGAGGTTCGCTACGCCAAGCTGCCGCAGGTCAAGGATCTGCCCGACGCCGGCGGCGGCCCTGCCCGCCTCGTCGAGGCCATTGCCGGTCTCGTGGTGAAGAATCCGAGCGGGTTTGGCTTCTTCAACGGAGCCTAGTCAGTCTACAACGGGGGAGGTCCATCCCGGGCCTCCCCCTCTTTCCTTTTCTCATGGCCCACAATTCCGCATCCTCCGTCATCGCCAACGCTCTCGACGATATGCCCGGCGAACTGCGCCGCGCCGTCATCAAGGAGTTCCAATCCGGCATCCAGAAGGACTGGGTCAAGGCCGGCATTGATCAGAAGCGCATCGCCCAAGACTCGCAGCGCGAGGTCCGCGCCATCGACGGCATCGGTCGCCTGCGGATGCGGATCGACCCCACTCTCTACCATGCCTGGGGCACCAAGTATGGGTACGACTGCTGGAAGGATTCCCAGTTTTTGAAAGAGGTTGAGCGGGATAACCCCGAGGTGCGAGTGCGCTGCGGGGCTACACGCTTGCAGGTTGGATGGAGCGGTGGCACAAAACGCAGTAGTCAGAAGTTCACCCTATGAATGTCGGATCAAACCGCCAACTGGCCGGCGAATACGGTGGCCGGTACATCGACGCCTCCGCGGGCACTGTGACCGGCAACTACATGGAGATCCATGCCGTCGCCACGTCCATCCTCGGTGCCGTCGATTCCAACATCACCAACTTCCCCTCCGGCGTGACGATTCAGGCCGGCGACTCGATCTCGGGCGTCTTCACCTCGGTGGCTGTATCCTCCGGGGCGATCATCGCCTACAACCGCAAGTGGGTCTAAAATGCGTCTCGGACTAGGCCTAGGACTCGGCGTGCAGCAAGCCCTCGGTGGGGCTGGCGGCGGCGCTGACCTGCCTATCATCCGGCGCGACCTGCTCCAGGAGGACGACTTCTTTGTCTTCCTTGAGGATGGCGACAAGATCGTCATCACCTTCGGCACCTTCGACTCTTTAGACTTGGAGAACGGGGACTTCCTGCTCCAAGAGGACACAGGCAAACTCATTATCCAAGCAAACTAACTTATGGCAGACACGAAAATCACGGCCTTGGCGGCCATCACTACGGTTGATCCGGCAGCGGACGTGCTGCCGATTGTGGACATCTCGGATACGTCCATGGCTGCATCGGGCACCACGAAGAAGATCACCAGCAACCAGATCCTCGGGGCCGGCGGCACCGCCACCCTCGCCTCCGCCACCATCACCGGCGATCTGACGGTGGACACCTCGACGCTGAAGGTTGATTCGACGAACAATCGGGTGGGTATTGGTACGGCGAGTCCGACTCAGATTTTAACGATTCAAGGTGCTGCGAATCAGGCGTTTCTTCAAGCGAACGATTCGACTGCTGTTTATCAGGCCATTTATGGCGTTGATTCTGTCGCTGGTGGAGGTGTGCTTGGATGTATTTCAAATCATCCAGTCATCTTCCGAGTCAACAACACCGAGGCCATGCGCCTGAACTCCACGGGGCTGGGCGTGGGGGGAAGTCCGACTACCAGATTTGAAGTGTTCAGTGGTTTCATCA